AACGCATATACTTTGCCGTTACCTACAAGTGCTACGATAGTACTTTTAATCAACATTTGTGGAAGAAAATTTAAAAAGTTTTTCCACGCTTTCCTTATTCCCCCCAATCTTTCCATTTGCTGATAAAGAAGATTTTGCCGATTTAATCCAAACACATTCAAAGTCATTTGGTGCATTATATTCACTTACATAAACGGTATGTCCTTGTTTACTTATATCCCTTGCCCAATTCCAAAATTGAATATGATTAAAATCTTTTGACGTTGAATATTGTTTTGTTCCTTGATATGGAATATCACAATAAATAATACTGCTTGGCGGTAACGGTAATTCAGTATAATCAACACTTTTAAACAGGCATCCTTTAATCTTTGGAAGTTGTTTATCAATATTACTTATTGCTTCTTTGATATAATCTCTAACAGTTCCAATTTTCGTGTTTGATTTCCCTGAATATCCACCATCAAAAAACCTCCCATTTGCAGAAGCCATCCATCCAATCCATCCAATCATAAAGTAGTCTAATTCACTTGTCCCTTTATTATATTCAGTTCTTGCTCTTGAATATAACTCTTTTGATATTTCAGTTGGTCTTTGTTTGTTTTCTACCAATCCCTGCCACATAGCAATAAGGTGTTTATTCTTATCGTTTGCTATTCGGTTTCCATCAACATCACAAATCATATTCATACCCCCTGCAAATGGTTCAACATACCATTGTTCAGGTTTTCTGTCTTTCAAAATAATCGGCAAAATCTCTTTACTAAATCGTGCCTTACTTCCCATATATTTCATACTAAAACTTTTTAAATTTTCTATTCGTTTTTAAATCAAAATTCTGCTAAATGAACCGCACCAGCAGGTAACACGGTATATAACCCATTGCCGAAAAAGGCAACGTGCCATATACCCATCCGTTATAAGCAATTTTTCCAACTCTCATAATCCTTATCAATATCCCTAAAAGTTTTATCGTATTTTATGGGTGTTCCACGAAGCTCCATAAGTTTAACCAAAACTGCTTCGTTAATTGTTTCTACTTGCATTTTACCTCCCGATAAAATACTGTTCATAATGTCGATTATTTCTTCGTCATTAGTTCTGTTAATTGATTTTGTACTCATATATTTGTTTTTTAAATTTATAAATTAATATTTTTTGATTTTATTTAATTGTCTCTTGACTTTTTCCCAATATCCTAACGTGCTTTTCTTTTTATCACCATTGCCGCCACCATTCCAGCGTCTTGCAACCTTCTCGTCTGTGGCATCCTTTGTGTTTTGTCTCACAATATTAAACATTTCTTTTGACTTGCTAACACTCCAGCGGTCTTTTAGTGTGTACTTATCGAAGCCCAGCAGCCTATTTACCTCTCGCACCATTATAGGGCGTATTTGCAACACTCCTACGGCATCTTCTTTAGAATTGTATGCCATACTATCGCCCCGACTTTCTACGTGGATAATGGCTTCTATTAAGCTATTTATTTTTGTTAATTTAACCCTAACCACATCCGCTGAGGACGTGGCGAGGGAAAAAAACAATAAATACATAACAGACAATCTCATCTTCGGGTAATCCTTTGAATTCTATTTGATGTAAAAAGTATTTCGCATAAATTTTCGTGCCTTCTATAATATAATTGATTTGTTTCGGCATCTGATTCATATACTTTATTGGCGTGAATGATTGTGCTATGGTCTCTGCCGCCTAAGAACTTGCCTACGCTTTTTAAGGGTAGATTAAGTATCTGCATAATAAAGTAACTGACCGCAAATCTTACCTCTATTATTTCACGCTTTCGGGTGCTGCTCTTTACTATCTGTATGAGCTCAGCTTCTGTAATATCAGGATGAGTAATCTTCAATATTTTCTTATCGCAAAAATACTTAGCTATTACAGAGATTACTTTATCGGGAGTGCTTATATCTGTTAGCTGCCTATTGATAGTATATATGTCCATTGCTGGAATTAAGTATGGGTTCATTGCGTTATCTCTACTATGTAATCTCTACTATTTAATACTGCTTCTCTTAATTGCTCTATGACTTCCTCGTCATAATCTATGGCAAAGGACTTAATTCTGTAATTGCTGCTCAAATGTGAGTAGTCGAATGCTTCATCATATCCAATACCTTCAGGGGTGTTCATTAATACGTACACAAGCTCTGCCATTTTCTTACCAGTCAGGTACATATATACTTGAAGCTGGTAGAAGTAGTCTTTGTTTGGTATCTCATCCTCAAATAGTGGGAATGTAAAACAATCCCAAGATGACTTTATGTCTATAATCTTATCTTCTAGTATTACGTCAGGCGTGCCGCAAAAGAACTCATCCTCGAAGTGCTCATCATTCTTTGAAGCGAATAACCAGCCCAGCTCTTTAGCTGCATAGTCTATGGCATCATCCTCAACGGCATTGCCTTTGTCTAGATACTTAGAAGATATAGACTTTTTAAGACCGTAGACTTCTTCTTTAACCCAATCTTGTAAGTATGTCGTGGTAGTCTTAGACAAAACCTCGCTCTTGGAGCGAGGGCTAGTCATCAGCTTACCGCTTGCAGAAGCTCTTATTTTAAAATCTCTCATTTGAAAGGGTATACTAATTGGTTTTCTTTAGATATAGAGTAGTGCTTTTTAAGAGTGTCTAATGTAGCACCCTTATCTATTGCAGCGTTCCAAATCTTGTCTCCTTTGTTGACCCATACTTTCTCAGGAGTTTGGCTTGCTTTACTGGCTGCGTTGGCATCGTCATCCTCAGCTTGCAGACCCAGTAAACTTTGAAGAGTGTAGCGTCGGTAGTAGGTTATCATACTACCCATCTTCTGAGGGTCGCTTAGTTCTGCCATTTTCATAGCACTTTCTACTTTGTCGCCAGTTTCGATGTCTATAATTTGGCTACATACAAGCCCATCTAAAATAGGCTGCAATAGTAAGAGCCCATTCTCCTCTAAAAGTGGCTCTACGTGCTTTAAAAGCCCATTAATATCGAAGTACTTAGACTTGAAAAATGGATTGGTTGAGTCTTTGGAAATAGCTCCTATCTCCTTTTTGACTGCTGCTAATTTGTTGTATATGTTCATAATTGTTTTGTTGCTAATTCTGCTAATTCTGCACGAACCCTTGCTAGATTCGTATCTCTTTTATTTGCGTTTAAGATAGCAAGGTGGGTTACATCTAAGATAGGGCGTACTGTCACTTTAGTAATTTTTCTTTGGCGGTTCAATACGCTATTAAGAGTATGAATACTAATACCTCTCTTAGTGGCAATATGCGACCTTTCACTCTCGCTCGTCAAGTGCTTTAATGCTCTTGCAGTATCCTGCGTTAGTTCATTGTTTTCAAATACCATTTTCTTGCTCTATTTTATTAATGGTTAATAGTGTTTCGATTAGCTCTGCTCTTCTGCTCAAAGTCTCTATATTCTCATCTTCTTTTTCAAGAACTTCGAGCCTTAGCTCTAATTTGTCTTTGATTTTGTTTATCATAATTTTTCTAATATTCGTTCTAATTCTTTGATTTTGTTATCCCAGTATAAGTCATAGCTGAAGTTATCGTCAGCGTCAGCGTACATCTCAACTTGTCGAGTTCTTGACTTGTAAAGTTCAGTCTTGACCAATCCTTTCAAGATAAGGCTCTCGTTTAAATTAAGTTTCATAGTCTGATGCGAAAGCTAATATAGATACTGATAAGAAGATAACGCATAGTGCTGGCTTGTCGAAATACCACATTGCTAAGGTATAGACTGGCATTAAGTATCTGGATACTTTAATAATTTGGTTTCGTGTTGTTTGTTTCATTTTATTTTGCATTAGTAAACAGATTTTGCGGTTTTAGGAACTTGGATATAAAAATCATAATCCTCGCAATTTTGCATCAATTGATGCCCTTTTCTAGAAGATAAAAAGAAAGTATTGTTATTTACATTAATTGACACAACATTGAAAATACCTTCGCCTTTTGTTGCTTTGATTTTTCTATTGCCTTTTTCTAATATCGAAAAAGCTAATTGACAGGTTGTTTTAATTGATTCCATTTTGTTGATTTTCTTTGTTATTGTACTACAAATATAGTATAATTTTTTAATACGCAACTATTTTATTTCATTTATTTTTATTTCGACCAAATCATTGTATCCTTTATCGCTGCTTATTTTAAGCTCTCTCACTATCTTATAGGTGTCGTCTTCAAAGATTATATCCTCAATCATTTTGACCATAGCGGTGCAGTTAGAAGCGTCTAAGGGTCTTGACTTAAAATAGAACTTGTAATCTACTGAGTACATTT